TATTTGGATCGGGTTGTACAGGTAATTCTCCGATTTGACCTTTTGGCTCAGAAAAAGAATAAGATTTTAAATATTCTTTAGTTAAAGGAGTTGTAGTCCAATCAGGTTCAGGGATTAAAACATTAAAAGGATTTTTCCCTTCAAAGAGTTTTTTAATCTCTTGTATTCTTTCAGAGTCATCACCCCTGACTCTTACTCTATTGTGTGTCCAATTTGGCATAAATACCTCATTAAATAATTGTGATTTAGTGAACTATTCTATTATAATATTACATTATAAGAAGTGCAAATATTATTCTCATTTATTAATTCTCAGTGATAATTATCAGAATTTTTTCAAAATCGCCATTTATAGTGGATCGTGCGCTCATCCGCAAAAATCGAAAAATCGCCTTTCATAGTATATAGTCTGCCTAGTATGCCTAGATGTACTGGTATAACTGTAGATTTTTTTCTGAAATTTTTTGGTGCATAATCCTGCATGAAAATTTTTTCTGAAATTTTTTGAAAAAAAGTTTTCCACAGGATAACGCGGTTTTCCACAGCACAGGACACTGTGAGTATAAATACTTAGTTAAGTATTAATATAATTGTACAATTAAACACACAAACCAACTATTAAAATAATATTAGAGTAGAATGTAGAGGACACTATATTAATAGTGTTAATTCTAAATTTCAAAATCATCTAAATTTTAAATGGAAAATCAATTAATTATTGATAGCTTAAACAAGCTATACAACGAAAAGCCAACAGAAGAAAAGAAAATTGTTTCTAATTCTCAGGGATGGCAAAATTTAAACAATAACGAAACTACCTACAAAGGAAGTAAAGTTATTGCACCAGATCAAACATTAAATCAAATATGGGAAGATAATGGACTTGACTTCAAAGCCAAGCCAACAGAAATTTTTTATAAAAATCATTTAGGAGAGTTAATTAAAACTAATGATTATCAAGGAATAATTAATAGTAATACTGGACAACTTTTAAATATCCCAAAAAATAGTTATACAATCCTACAACTAGAAACAATAAAAAAAGTTATTGAATCAGTAAGGGAACATCTAGCAATAGAAAGTATTATGAACATAGACTCAAAAAGATTTGTAATTAATACTTATATTAAAGGATGTATTGCAGATGTTAAAAAAGATGATCCAATAAAAAGACGTTGTACTTTTATAACCAGTATGGACTCTAGCGTAGGGTTCACATTAGCTTTACTAGATTTTAGAATGTTTTGTTTTAATCAAATGAACCAAGTAAAACAGTCTCAGAACATGAGTTTTAAACATACAGCCTCGATTCCTTATTTAGTGGAACGTTTACCTAGAGTTATAGATTTTAATAAACATACTTTTAAGGAAGATATAGAAACTTTTAAATTTATGGCACGTTCAGAAATTACAGAACAACAAGCAAAGGACACATTAAAAAAATTATTTGAGAATGAATATAAAAACAAAATAGTTATTTTAAATAGAAGAACAAAAGAACAAAGGGAAAAAAATGTTTATGATCTAGTCCAAACAAAACCAATATTAGATAACTTAAAAATCGAAGCAGACCACAACGGATTAACTCAATATAGTTTGCATAACGCTATTACTAATTATTATTGCAATCAGCAACAAAGCAAAAATATCAAATGTGCAAGTGAAGCTGCAAGGATAAGAACTGAAAGTAATTTATACGGAAAAGGCAAGTTAATTATTGATAGAAGCAAGGAGTTATGTCTATCAATTAGATAAATTAGCTAATAAAAAGTTAATTAAAACTAGATCAGGAACTTAAAAACCTGATCTTTTTTTATGCAAATTTTTAATGATTTAAAATTTTTTATGTGTGTTACTACATTATCACATCTAAAATTATAGGATTCTCAATTCTTTTTTATTAAGGTATTGCAAATACTAAGATTTTTTAACCTAGTCTCAAGCATAAGACGGCATGAGAATTAGTAAAATTACTTATTATTGTACTAGTTTATTAAAAAATATTTGTTAAAATAGGGTAGGCCAACAAGCCTAATTAAAAATCATCCAAATTTTTAGGAATTAAACTAATGTCTACTAGATCAAGAATCGGTATCTTAAACCAAGATGGAACGGTTGAAAGTGTTTACTGTCATCAAGACGGTTATCCCGAATACACAGGTTATTTTTTAAAGAATTTTTATACAAGTACAAAACTTGTAGAATTATTATTATCTAAAGGAGATATTTCGAATATCGCTACATCCTACGGATGGGATTTAAAAAAACAAACATTTGATAATAAAGAATTATTATCATTAAAAACTTACGCCCAACGCGGAGAAAAATGTCCAAGTGTAATGCATGAGGATGTGAAAGAATATTTAAAGTATGATAGTTGTGATGAATATAAATACTTATTTGCTAATGGTGAAAAAGAATACTTAGATTGTTTTTATTGGTTATGTTTTGACATGTCAGAAGTCAAACGAGCTAAAACAATAAATGATATTTTTATTGATATCCCAAAAAAATCAAGATATTTTAATTTTGATAAACAGGTTATAAACCCAACAGACTTCTTACACCTGGAACAACAAGACACGGTAGAAAGTATTGGAGCAAAAATTATGCAAATGGGATTATAAATTATGACTAGTTTTATTATTCTTATTTGTACGATTATTTTAATTTACATCTTTTTAAAAAATACTATTAACCACGCATAAAAAAATTATGTCATTAACAAGACCAGACGAAAACGAAAAAAAGTTTTTTATTAAAAGTTTCCAAGACTTAAGTAATTGGAGTCCACATTTAACACTAAACGAAACTATTAAATTAACTCAGGAAAAACTAAACAGAGAAAAACAAAACCATCCACAACAAACCAAATTAAAAAAATGGTTACATCCTGATTTTATTAATTAATTTTTATTCCTCTACCCATAGCGAACCTATGAACACGCAACCAGATCAAACCCGTAATTTTTACAGTATCCCACGTACACAGAAAAAATTTTTATTTCGAGGAGCTGCACCCGTAATAATTTTTATTGCTGGATTTATTCTTGCAGGCCAACTAACAGATAGCCCACTGTATAGAGAATGTTTACAGGATCCAACAATCAACAACGACTATTGCGCAAAAAAATTCTTAGGATAAATTAACCAGCGCGTACAATCCTACAGGCTCGCAATATCATGCGAGCTTTTTTATTGTCTTTATTCCATGCAATCCAATAAGCACACAATCCAACAAGCAAACCAGACAGCAAGCACACAGGGTAGTATTGCAAAAAATTTTTTAAATATTAATAATACAGGGAACTTACTGATAAATCACAGAATAATACTACTTTTGCTTCGCTTCTACCTGAATTGATAATTGTGGAGTGTTTAGATTAATTGTTTCCTGACTCTCCCCTAGTACTTTACCAAGCGAATCCAACACCTGTGCAGCAGTCTGATACTGCCCCCTCTTCATAGCCTGATTAAACAACCTCATCCTCATTCCCTGGAGTCGTGAAATCATCTTTTCTCTATCTTTATCCCAATCCTCTTCGTTCCATTTCTTAACTTGTTTCCAATCCTGCCAAGCAGTCTCCACTCCAATTCCCTCTTTGGATGCGTGATCTAAAACCAACTGCCTTACAGTCAACCCCTCAAGCTGTCTTTTGTATAATTTCTGTCTCCTGGCCTCTACAACAATGGCAGGATTTCTCTTTCCACATACTCTGCCTTCTGCTATCGCCTTTTCAGATGTAAATTGCCCACTTGGGGTACGAAGAATAGAATCAGTCACGGACTAAAATGCTACATATACTAGAATAATAACCCTAAAAACACCGTTTAGTCGATAAAAACAGGGATTTTTGTCAAAATTAAAGCTATTATGTAGTACATGAGCGTAAACGCACCCGAAAAACTATCACTCCGTTGGGCACAGGGGGAGGTGTTCAATGCAAAAAACCGATTTAGAGTAT